AAACTATAAAAGTTAACCAATTTTCATTATATCATAACCAATTAATTAATGTCAAGCCTTACTTATATCATACCAAGAATATCTGAAACTTGCTGTGGCAGTAATAGTTGGAGTGTCAGTGTCGGTAGAATTAAATTGAATTGCAGACAATGATGTTGGAAAAATATCAGTGAATTGTACAGTTATTTTTTTGTTGTTTAATCCACTTAGAATATTTAACATACCATCTGAATATTGTGGTTTTGGTGCGTAATATGCTACAGGTGATAGATTCTTTAAATTTTGGTATTCTTCAAAGTTAGTAGGGAAAGTCATTCCTCTTAACCAATTGTGAATATCTAACCAAGCTTGTAATTCTTCATCAACAATAAAGGTTACATTTAATGGTTCATAGACTAGCTTATCACCAGGTCTGTATAGATCAACAAATGGAGTTACTTGTGAAATTTCAGATGTAGAAACACCAGGCAAATTAACTTCTTGACAGAAATATTGTGTATTGCTTATTCTAGGAAAAGTCAATACAAACTTTGTAGACTGTAAGAAATTCGTATTTTGTGGTTGAGGAATTAGTTGAGCCATTTAAATCTCCTTATGGAGTATTTATGTAAAAAAAAGAGAGTCCCGAAGGACTCTCTTAAATGTCGCTCTTAACGGCGACTTCCCATCCCGATTGGGAATTACATGAGATTTTTGACACCGAAAATGCGATAGTACACGTTGCTACGAGCTGCTAGAGCACCGTTGCCTTGTACAATACCTTGTGCAAATGGGTTAGCTACCATACCGTAACGAGTCTTGAATCCAATTTTTGGTTGGAATGTATACTGGTCAACAGCACGAACCATTTGTAGTGGAACATATGGGCAGTAGAACAGACCAGCGTCATAAGGTGAAGAACCCTTATATCCAACTGTTACTAGTTCTTGGTTGCTTGTGTAACCACCGAAGTATGGATCGATGTAAACCTTGATACGGCCATGTAGTAGACCAGCAAATGTATTGCCTGTGTCATCTACTTGTAGGTCAGCTTGTAGAGCATGTGTATATTGTAGAACACCAGCCATAGCCATAGCTGAAGCAACGTCT